GTCGCCCTTCTCGCCCTCGAGGCTCGCGAGGAAATCGGCAACGCTGCCGCTATTGCCGGCCGCGAGCCATTGCTCGTAGGCGCTGATGCCGGCGTCGCCCTTGTCGCCCTTCTCGCCCTCGAGGCTCGCGAGGAAATCGGCAACGCTACCGCTATTGCCAGCCGCGAGCCATTGCTCGTAGGCGCTGGCGCCGGCGTCGCCCTTATCGCCTTTGTCGCCCTTGTCACCCTTCGGGCCACGGAACGGGCCGGCGTTCACCCATTGCGAGCCGTCCCAGACGTGAAGCTCGCCGTCGATCACGTAACCGTCCCCGGACTCGCCCGATGCTGGAAGCTCGGAAGTCGAGGCCAACGTGCCGAGGATCACGACGGAGGTGCCGTCGGCACCGGCGTCGCCCTTGTCACCTTGGGGCCCCTCGAGGCTGGCAAGGAACTCGGCCGCGGATCCGATGTTACCCGCTGCGAGCCATTGCTCGTAGGCGCTCACACCGGCGTCGCCCTTGTTGCCTTTGTCGCCCTTCGCGCCCTTGAGGCTCGCGATAAACTGCGCGCGGGTGCCGCTGTTTCCCTCAGCAAGCCACGCCTCGTAGGCGCTGGCGCCGGTGTTGCCCTTCGGCCCCTCGAGGCTGGCGTAGAAATCGGCCTCGGTGCCGGCGTTGCCGGCCGCGAGCCACCCCTCGTAGGCGCTCGCGCCGGTGTTGCCTTTCTCGCCGCGCGCAATCTCGAAATCGACGTGGTTGGTTTCGGGGTCGTAGGTTGCGCCCGCCTCGGCCGCCTCGCGCGCGCTGACGCTCAGAGATTGCAGGTTCGCGATCGCGCCCTGCGCCGCGTCGCGCGCAGCGCCGGCCTTGTTCGCGCTGTCGGCCGCGGCCGTCGCCGCCGAGCCCGCCGCCGCGGCGCTGCCGCCAGCTTGGCTTGCCGCCGTGGCGGCCGCACCGGCCGAGCCCGCCGCCTGCTCGGCCGCCGCTAGCGCGTCGGTCCGCGCTTGATCGGCCGCCGCGAGGTCCGGCTCGGTCGGGCCACCCACGAACTTCTTACCGTCCCACTTGAGCAACCGCCCCGGTGCCGGTGGCACGAACGGATCGGGCGGCGTTACGCCACGCGGCACGCGCATCGCCCGGCCCTCGGCCTCGAGGCGCTCTTGCGCGAGCATGGTCAGGCGGTCAGCGAGGGCCTCGTGCGCCTCCGACGGGAACTCGCCGCCGGTGTAATCGGTCGGCTGAATGGCCGCCGTCTCGCGCCACATGATGACGGACACGCCGGCGGCCGGAATGTTGCCGGTGAAATCGAAGGTGGCGCCGTCGCCGTCGCCGGTGGCGGTGAACGTCGGGGTTGTCTCGGTGCCGTCGGCCGCCACGAACGCGGCGCGAAGATCAGCGAGCGCGGCGTATGCGTGGGGATAGCTGAAAAGCGCGGTCTGCCCGTCGCCGGTTTCGGTGGCGACGAGCGCCGTCGTGTAAATGGTCATGCAGCCCTCACTACGTTAAGTAGTGAGATACTACATGAATGGAGTGGACGCTACCCTATCGCTGTAACGCGCTCGATAGGTCGGGCGCGCGGCTCGGTGTCGCCTCGCCCGGCGCCCACCACGCCGAATTGCCGTAATCGCGCACGCGGCGCCGGGCGGCCTCGCGCCAGGCACGTTCCGCCTCGGGGTCCACCATGCGTTGCAGGTTGTCGAACAAGAGCCGCTGAAACGCCGTGCCCCAATACCAAATGCCGGTAACGGGCGTGTTGTAGCGCAGGAAGTTGGTCGCCTCGCGCCCGATGTTGCCCTCGCCGAACGGCGCCTTTGCGGTCGAGAGGCCAAGGCCGATCAGGTCTGATGCCGCACCCACCACCGGGCCGGCCAGCGTCTCGGCGATGCCGCCGCCAAAGCGGTTCTCCTCGGCCGCGAGGAAGTCGCCGAAGATGCCGAGGCCGCCGCCTTGCAGGATCGCGGCCGGGAGAAACGCCGGATCGTCCATCGGCCGCGGGTCGCGCCCCTTCACCACCTCTTTCATTTGCAGGCTCACCCCGCCCATGAGCGTGACGAGCGCGGCCATCTTGCCGAAATACGCGAGTTTCCCGCGCGTGCCGTCGTGCGACATGAGCCGGCGCGTCTGGTTGTAGAGGAGCGACATGCCGAAGGATTTATACATGAGCCCCGAGCGCATGAGCTCGCCCGGAAACGTGCCCGGCCGGGTCTGATCGAGGAACAACGCCTGCCCCTCGAGCGAGGCCGACGGCACGGCATACTCGGTCTGCTCGTGGATCATCGACATGAGACGCACGGCCAGATCGTCGGCCCGCCCTTCCTCGAGGTCGGTGCGGTGGCGGAGCTCGTGCGGAATCAGGAACGTGGCGCCGCCCTCCTCGTGGAGCGGCGTGGCGCGCACGGTGTCCCATTCCGCGGCAGTGAAGCCCTTGCGCTCGAGCACCATGCGGAGCGGCTCGGGCACGTCATCCCACGCCTTGCCGGCGTTGTCCGCGAGGAACCCCATGAACTCGAGTTGAAAGGCGTGCCGGCCGGCGTCGGTCCAGCGCGTCAAGCCCGAGGCGCGCATGACAAAATCTGACACCCTCGCCGCCGTCTCGGGCGTGAACACCTCGCCCATATAACGCGCCTGGCTCGCGCCGACGTTGGATAGCTGCTCAGCGATCAGGCCCTTGCGCGCGGCGTTGGCCGGATCGCCGACGAGCTCACGGCCGAGGCGGGACACCACGCCGCCGGGGTCCATGCCGATCTTGCGCGCCGCCGCGGCTTGAAAGCCTATGTCGGTCACGGCCGAGATTGCCGCCGAGCCAAGCTGCGCCGAGACGAGCACCGCCCGCGTGCCCGCGAGGAAGTTGGCGAGCATGGTATCGACGGGCTCTTGTGCCGCGCCGGAATGAAGGTCGAGCATCGCCTTGGCCTTGCGCGTCGCCCGGATCGCCGCCCGCGTGCTTTCCTCCGGGGTCGCGAGCCACGGCCGTTCCGCCGCGCGCTTCTGGATCGTCTGCCCGAGATAGGTCAGGCCGGCGGCCGGGTTCGGGCCGAGCACGCGCATCGAGGCGGTGTCGCGGCTGTAGCCGTCCAGCGCCGTGATGATGTTGCTGAACGGATCTTCGCTGCCGAACGTCTCGTTGTATTCGAGCCAGGCGTCGCCGTCGCGGAAGTGCAGCACCCGGCTTGCCGAGCCGCGGCTCGAGACGCCGAGCCCGCGCTCCTGAAAAGACGGCTCGCGCTTGGACCATCCTTCCGTCGTGATCGTGCGATACACGTCGCCGAGGAACTCCTCGGCTCGGCCGCCCGGCGGCGGCACCGCGCCCTCGGCCGCGAACGGCCGTTCGGTCTGATAGTCCGTGATCCGGCCCCAATCGAGCTTGTCCCAAATGGCGTCGCGCCACTCCTCGTAACCGGCTTGCCGCATGGCGCGGGCGTTGTGGTGCATTGGCAGGCCGTAGTTATCCAGCTTGCCAATATCGCCGCCGGCGGCGTTGAAGTCCCGGCGCGCGCGATCGAGCACGCCGCGCACCGCCGACGCGAGCTCGGCCGCGGCCTCGTCGCCGGTGCTCTTGCCAAAGAGCTCGCGCACCGTCTCGGCGAGCTTCGCCTTGTTCCGGGTCTGCCCGATGATGTTGCGGCCGAACGTCTTGAGCACGCGATCGAGCTCGGCGTGATAGAACCCCTTGAGGCTTTTCGCGACGGGCACGATGCCGGGGATCGGCGACATTTCATCCCCGTTGATGAAGATCCGCATCGCGTCCGAGGGGTCGGCCACGCCGCGCAGGGTCCGGTGGTTCTCGAGGTGCTGCGTGTTGCGCCGCGCGGCTTGCAGGCGCAGGAGCGTCAAGCGGCGCTTGCGGCCGGCGCGCGCGGCCATGATCCGTTTCACGTCCTCGGCCGCGGCGGCGTTGGCGGCGTCGCGGCCGACGCGGGTTTCGTAGTCCGCGCGGAGCTCATTGAACAACCGTTGCGCCTCGGCGCCACGCTCGGCGTCAATCTCGCCCCCGTCGATGCCCTCTTGGATACAGTCGAAAAGGCTCATGTTTCCCTCGTATTCTTCATTGACAAGAACTATGGCGCGGCTGTTCTAGGGAACACCAATGGTTTGCGAACGCCGAGGCCAGATGCAAAATTTCGAGTTCACCAAGACGATGCTCATTAACAATCCCGAGGCGCTCGAGCGCGCGATCGGGACCGAAACCCTTGCCGTCACCGGCTCGGCGCGAGGCATGACCTCGCTGGTTTCGTTCACGCTGTATGAGCTCGGCTATTTCATCGGCCACGAATTGCAGATGCACAATTTCGAGGATCTCGAGTTTCAACGCGCGTTCCCAAATCGAAAGGTTTGGTCGCGTCCGCTGAAATACCGAAAGCCGCTGCGCGATCTTATCACCGCGCGCAACGCCGAGCATGTGCGTTGGGGCTTCAAGATTCCCGGCGCTGTTGGCTATGTGCCCGAACTTCCGCCGCTGCTTCGCAATCCCGTTATCGTCCTGTGCATCCGCAACCCGGTGGCAATCTGCCGGTCGGTGATGACGAGAAACCCGCAAGTGTCCGGCGGTATCTCCACCGCATATCGCAACGCGAAGAAGTGGATACCAGCGATGGATTTCCTTATGGAGCACGAAACGCTGCCGTCCATCATCCTCGATATGGACGGGGTGCAGCGTCAACCCAAGGTGTTTCTCAGGGAGTTTAGCGCCGCGCTGAAACTGGACGGCGACCTTGACGACATTCTTCCGCAAATATCCAAGCGAGGATACAAGCGCGCGGAATCCCGAGAAGGCGTCAGGTTCATGCGATCCAACGGGGAACCGGCGCCGGAAATAGAACATCCCAAGAAACTCCCGAGCTAGAAATCTAGCTTGCTAGAAATCTATTTCGCCGGCCTCGAGCGCGTCGCAGCCGGTGCATGTGAGCCCGTGATCGCGCACGCGCACCGTCTCGCCGATCACGCATCGGCCGCAATCGGTGCACGTGAACATGACCGCATCGGCCCCGTCCTGTAGATCGCCGGCCTCGAGTATCTCGCCGGTCAGTGCATCAGGCTTTGCAGACATCGAGCGCCCCCAAGAAATCGGTGTCGGCGTCCAAGTCCTCGAGGAGCTCGGCCGCGTCCAAGGTTTCCGGCTCGCCGTCGATCGTGCGGCCGGTCGGCACGCGGAGCTCGAGGCCCTCGGCCAGTGCCGCGCGTAGATCGTTCTCGGCCGCCTCGGCTTGCCCCGCGACGGCCGGCGCCGTGGGCGACGGGTCATCGAAGGCGTCGCCGAGGCCGGCCTCGGCCGCGAACATGTCGGGCTGATCGCGGGCGCCGGTGTCGAATAAACCCACGTCCATCGCCGCATCGCCGCCACGCATGGGCGCCGCGCCGGCGGCGTCGAGGCGGTCGCGATCGCGAATAGGGTCGATGCCGTCGAATAGCGTTTGCTCGCCGGCGTCGGTGGCCTCGCTGGCGCGCACGGCCGGCGCCTGGCTGCGCGGCCGGGGCTCGGGCTTGTTCGCCATGAAGAACGAATACGCAAAGCCCTCGGGCGTGATCGAGCGCGCCGCCTTGTCGCGATCGCCGCGGAGCTTGTTTTGCATCCGCGAGCCCTCGGTCGGATCCACGTGCGCGGTCGGAAGGTCGTCGCCGAACTCGCCGTAGAGCCAAGTTTCCTTGGTGTAGGGATCGCCGAAGTGGTTGGGATCGAACACCAGCCGCGCCGGCGGCAGGCCGGTTTCCTTGCGGATACGGCCGCGCGGGTTCTCGAGCACGTGGAACTTGGACGGGTTGGCAAACTCGATGATCGCCGACGTGACCTCCTTGAGCGCCTTGTTGGCCTCGAGGGGCGTATCGAAGTAACGCGCCATGCGGGGACCGAACAGCTTTTCAACCTGCTCGGTGCTCGGCACGTCATGCCGGGTTTTCCACCAGCGCGCGCCGGAGCTCGCGAACGTGGTGCACGGGCAGGCCGACAACACGCCGTAGACCTCGAGGCCGCGCGCCCAAATGTCTTGAATGTCCGCGGTCGGGAAGAACTCGAGCAAGTCTTGAAACTCGGTGCTTTCCACGTCGTAGCGCAGCACGCGGAAACCGGCGTCCTCCCACGGCTTCGACCATTCGCCCGAGTGATCGAACAGGGACAGGATCACCTTGTCGCTGTGATCCTCCTCGGCGCCCATGCGGGCGGCCTCGGCCTTCCACTCCTCGAGGCGCGCGGCGGCCTCCTCGGGCGTGATCTGATCGCCGACCTCTTTGCCGAGGTGGCGCGTTTTCCCGGCCGGCTCGGGAAAGATCGCCTCGGGCGCCTTGGTTTCGGCCACCTCGTTCCACGTGTTCGGATCGCGGACAACCGGCGCGTCCTCGTAGGCGGCGCGGTTCCGGTTAAGCCCTTCCTCGGCCTCGAACATGAAGCCAAGGGCGGCGTCTAGCTCCTCTTGCCGCTCGGCGGCGTCATCGAGCCCACCGTCGTCCGCTCGGCCTTCTTCGCCTTCCGCTCCTCGTTGCGCTCCTCCGTCGTCATCCGCTTGAGCCGATCGGCCTCCTGCGCCTTCATCCGCTGCACCATCCGGCGTCCGACCGTCCGTTGCCCCTCGAGGCTCGCCATCCAAGAGCCGACCGAGATCGCCTCCCTCAATTGCGGATCGGACAGTTGCGAGGAACTCGGTGACGCCGCCTCGGACGGAGCCGCCGCGGGCGGTGCGGCCTGCGGCGTTGAGGGCGTCATCGAGGGGTCCGGCCCGGTTGACCAGTTTTTCAATGAGGGCCAGAGCGGTTTCGTCGGTATCGACGCGGGCCGCGTTGCTTTCCTGCGTGAGCTCATTGCCTGCCTCCGTGATCCGGTCCCGCTCCTTTACCAGCGTGCGGAACACCTTGCGATCGTTTTTGAGTTGCGTCAGCGCCTTGGACAGCACCGCCGCGCGCTCCTTGAACAGCGTTTCCTGCACGTCGAAGGCGTCGCCAAAGAGCGAGCCTTGCGCGCCGTCCTCGCGCGCGGCCAGGCCGGCGCGCTGTGCGTCTCGCGCGATCTGCCGGGCCTCGGCCATGTTGCGCGGGCTGGCCGCCACGAGCGCGCGGAGTATGGCCTCCTGCATTTCCCCGTCGCTCGTGAGCTCGCCCACGAAAGCGGCGTGATCCTCGCGCACAATCCGGTTCGTCACCATGTCGAAACCGTCGTCAGACAGCCGCATGAGCCCGCGCGCGTCGCGGGCGTGACTGTTGCGAAGTGACAGCTTCTCGAGCATCGCGGGATCGACGCGCAGCACCTTGGCCGCGTCGATCGCCGAGGCGTTGCCGGCCTCGATATTCTTGACGGCCGCGATCGCGCGCACCGCCTCGACGGTGTAGCCGTCGGCCTCGCGCAGAACGAAGGCGTTGAACTCGATCGGGCTGTGCCCTTGCGCCTCGAGGCGGTCGGAAAGCTGCTTTCGGTGGTGCCCGTCGGCGATGTAGCGCCCGCCGTCGAAACGCTCGTGAATGATGAAATCGCCCGCGAGGAGCTCGTCCCATTCGCTGACGCGATCGAGCGGCGTGCCGACACCGCTTTCGTCAACCTCCGTGCGGAACTGATAGGTTCGCGGATCCACGCGCACGCCGCTCGCCGGCACGCGCGACATGCGCGGCGGCGGGCGGCCCTGCGCCGCGTAGGGATCGCCGCCGAGCACGCCGAGCACGGTGTCGCGATCGACGCGCGCGGCGTTGAGCCCGTCGCCGGCGTAGACGCTGCGGCCGTCGGGCAGGGGCAGCGCGGCCCACGTGCCCGCGAGGTTGTTCGCGAGCTCGTCGGCGGAAATCTCGCCGGCCTCGTAGCGCGAAAGCCCGGCGCGCTCGAATAGCGCACGGGCAAGCCGCTCTTGCGTTTCCTCGTTGAACAGCGTGGACCCGTCGAGCTCGAGCTCGGCGCGCAAGCCTTGCAGCGTCTCGCGGATGATCTGGTAGCCGCCGGCCGCCGTGCTTTCCGCGCCGGCGCGTTGGTTCGCATCCTGCCAGGCGTCTACCTCGTCAAGCGTCATTTCCGTGAGCGGCTTGGGCGGCGTAACCACGGTGTAGCTCGAGGGCGTGTTATAGTCGGCACCCTCGCTGTCGCGGATCAGCGCGCCGAGGTTGTCGGTCAGCGTGCGCCCCGAGGTTTCGGCAATCACCGCCTCGAGCTCGCCCTCGATCGCGTTGGCGCCCGACGCCCACGTGTAGTCTTGCCCGGCGCCTGGCTCGAGCAAGTCGATGTGCATGTGCTGGCCGCCCATGTATTCGCCGCCGAAGCCGATACCCTTGGCGCCGCCCTCGGCCGCGCGACGCGCGATCGCGCCGAATGTCTCGTCGTCGGTAACGAGATTGCCCTCGCTGTCGTAGACGCGGAAATCCATCGCGTGCCCGGTGGCGTGCCGGTTGGAGCCGTGCTGCTCGCTCGGATCAATCCGGCCGTTGCCGTTCACGTCGGTTTCCCGGCCGCTCGTGACGACAATGCGCGCTTTCGGGCCGAGCACGTTGGACACCGCGTCACTCACCACGCCGAGCACCTTCTCGTCGGGCGGGTTCGGCCGGGCCGGGCCGAGCTCATACTCGATCGTCGGGCTCGGCGCGCGCGGCGGCGTCGTGAGCTCCTCCACGCGCGCGGCCGAGGGGGTCGGCACGTCATCGGCCGGCGGCCGGCCGGCCTCCATGTCCTCGAGCGCGCGGTCGAGCTCGGCCGGTTGCTCGTTCGGGCGCTCGGCCGGGCCAACGTCGCGGGCGGCAATATCGCGCTCCACCGCGTTGACCGCGGCGCGCTCGGCCGGCTGCATCGCGTCGGGCGCGCGCTTGCGCCACTGGCGCACGAGCTCGCGATTGGTGGCCGCCGTCGCCCGGCCGCCATAGGACAGCACGCGGCCGGCGCCGTGCACCGCGGCCGGGAACGCCGCGCCGATCGTGCCGGCGAGCGCCAGTTGCGCGCCCACGTTTGGATCCTCAATGTCGAGGCGCTCGGCCATGTCGAATTGCCGGGGCAGGGTGCCCGCCTCGCCGAGCATCGCGAGCCCGCCCTCGAGGAGCATCATGCGGCCGAGGTTCGCCGAGGCGCCGAGGCCGACCGTCGCGACCGCAAGCGGGGCGTTCACTTGGTCGGTCGCGGCCGGCCCCATGCGGCCGACAAACTCGGGCACCGTGCGGCCGAGGAACGATTGCGGCGCTGCGCCGAGCGTGTCGGCCGCGTCCTGCCACTCGGCCGCAAGCTTGTCGTTCATGGCGCGGTCAATCTCGTCCGGCGTCACCGGCACGCCGTTGAACCGATCCGGGTGTGCCTGCCGCGCCTCGAGGATCGCTTGCATCCGGCGATCCTCGAATTGCTCGCGATACACGTTCGCGCTCGGGCCGATGCCCTCCTGCACCGGCTCGAAATCATAGCCGAGCTCGCGAGCCAGGTCGGCGGCCTCGTTGATGTAAGCCGACCGCTCGCGATCGGTTCGCATCCAATAATCAATCTCGAGCGCCTCTTGCGCGGCGCCGGCGCTCACCACCTCGCCCGTGCTCACGTCGGGCTCGAGGCGCCGCGGCGCCTCCATGAGCATTCCCTCGGGCGACTGCGCTTTCGGCCGCGCCTTGGGACGCTTGGGCGAAACCGGCTTGGCCGGCTTGGGCGCCGGCGCGGGCTCGGGGGCCTCGGCCGGCTCGGGCACCTCGGGGAGCTCGAGCTCGGGCTCGGGATAGGCGGTCGGGCGTGCGGGCTCGGCGGCGCCGGGGGCGGTGATCGGCTGGCGTCCCATTAACGGTTTCCTGCGCGGTTGTGGCTGGCGGTGGGATCGACGGCCGGCGCCGGCTGGCGATCGCCGCGCCGGCGGGCCTCGAGCACGGATTGACCGAGGCGGGAAAGGTCCACGTAGAAAAACCCGTTGTCTACGCCGCTATCCTGATACCATTCGATTTGCCCCCGGCGGCTCTGCACGCCGACGCGGTAGAGCGAGCCGCCGGCCCATTGCAGCACGGCGCCCTCGGGCAACACCTCCTCGTCGCCCTCGAGCGGGCCGCTGCCGGTCAGGGACGCCGCGCGGAAGTCCTCGAGGGTCGCGGTGCCGAGGAGCTCCTCGGCCGAGGCGGTGTTGAGCTCGGGCGGAAGTTTGGTCAGCCGGCCATTCACCGGCTGCGCGCCGCCCCATAGCTGCCCGTCCACCATTTCACCGCCGAGCACACGTTGCAGGCCCTCGGCCAGTAGGTCGGTCTGCCCGCGCAGATCGTTGGGCGTGACGCGCCCCGGTGCCATTTGCGCGTAATACGCCTTGGCCGTCTCGATCAGTCCCTCGCGCCCGCCTGGCACCGCGGACAGCGAGCCGCCGAGGTTCTCGGAAAACACGTCGATCGCGTCTTGCGACGGCACGTTGAGCTCGTCGCCCGTCTGCATCGCCTTGCGGCCCTTGAGGATGATGCCCGCCACGCGATCGCTGCCCGTCTCGATCACGAGCTCACCGGCGCGGCGCACCACGGGATCGACACCATCGAGCTCGCGAAAGGCCCGCGGCGCGGCCGGGCCGAAGCCGTCGATCATCGAGACGACAAGGCCAAGCTGCTCCTCGGGCGTGCCGTTCTCGACGCTATCCTTGAACGCATCGCGCTCGCGCTTGGTGAAAAACGTGGGCTCGGCGCCATACTCCTCGGCGAGCTCGCGCGCCACGGCCAGCCGGTCGCCGACGCTTTCGGGATCCGAGAAATCGAGCGGCGCCGCGGCCGACATGCCGGTGTCGATCGCGTATTGCACCGGGTCTGTCTCGAGGGACCGCTCGGCCTCGGCGTCGATCGACTCGAGCGTGTCGAGAAACGCCTCGTCGGCCGTGCGCGTGCTCGAGACAACGCCGGCCGTGCGCGCGTCTTGCAGGAGCCGGCGTTGCTCGGCCGGCGGCGCCTTGGCGAACGCCTCGGCAAACTCCTTGCGCTTCACCGCGAGCTCGAGGTCATCGGCGAACGCCGTGCCGGCCGCGGCCTGCCGCACCGCCTCGAGGTCGGCCACCTCGCGCCCGTCACCAAGCGCGGTCACGGCCTCTTTCACGCGCTGGCCCGTGGCGCGCAACGTCGCGTCCTCGGCCGTGGTGAGCTCGGCGTCGATCGCCTCGAGGGTGGCAATCTGCGCGCTGTCGATCGTCGCGCTGTCGAGAGAGATACCGCGCGACCGCACCTCGGCGATATGCGCCGCGCGTTCCTCGGGCCTCGCAAGATGGAAGCGGCCGAGCTCGGCCGAGGCTTGCGCCGCCGCCTCGAGCTCGGCCTCGAGGTCGGTGCCCGCCACGGTCGCGCGGAGCTCGGCGAGCTCCTCGGGGTCGATCTTCTTGCCGCGCACGAGCGCGTTGCGGGCGGTATCGACGCGGCGCTCGAGCTTGGTGCGCGTGGTGCGCGCCTCGCTTTCGGCCGCGCGGGTGGCGGTCGCGAGGTAGCGTTGCCGCTCCACCTCCTCGAGCCCGAAGGCGCCGGGCTCGGCAAGCTGCGCGGCGGCCGTCGCCGCGTTGTCGTTGATCGCGCCGAGCACGAGCGCCTGGCTCACGTCGCCGTCGAAGGTCGCGCGCATTTCCTCAGCTTCTTCCGGGCTGATGTGCTCGGCGGCCTCGAGGTCGGCGATCGAGGTTTGCGCGAACTGATAGAGGAGCCGCGCCTCCTCCTCGTTTTCCGCGGCCGGGATCGCGTTGGCCGCCGCGCGCACCGTGCGCGCCAGCGTCGCGCGGGCGTGCCCGCCCTCGAGGCGGTTTTGCCGGTCAGTGATCCGGGCCTCGGCCGCGATCCGCGCTTGTGCCACGTCCAGCGTCATGCGCTGCTTGAGGCCGGGCGTGCTCAGTCCCTCGAGCACCTGCTTTTGCAACCCCTTGAGCCGCTCGCCGTAGCGTTCCGACATGCCGCGGAAATCGGTGTCGTCCGCGAGCTCTTGGTTGATTGCGCCGATGCCCTCGGTCAGCGTCAAGCGCGCGTCGGTGAGCTCGGTGGCCTGCCGGCCGCGCTCGAGCACCTCGCCAATCTGGCTGATGCCGCGGCCGATCGCCTGCGCGCCAGAGGTATCGCCGGCAACGCCGACGTTGATTTGCGGAGCGCGCGCCGGGCCGGGCGCGGTGGTCTGCGGGCGGTAGGATCGGATTGCCACGGGTTAGCTCCTGACGCTCTTGTAATTCGCGAAGCCGGATAGGGCGGTGCCGAGCCCGCCCATGATCGCCTGCCGTTGGCGGGCCTTGCCCTCGTATCGGGTTATCTCGGCGCCGGTTCGCATCGCGCCCGCTTGGTTGGCGCCCTCGGTGATGACGTTGAGCTCGTCCAGCTTGGCTTGCCGCGCGGCCTCCTGCGCGAGCATGAGCCCGGTGCCGCCCGAGCTCGAGCCGCCATAGGCCGCCATGTCGCCGCGCAGCGCCCCGCGGAACTTGTCGAAGCTGCGCCGGGTCGAGGCCACGCGCTCGGCCGTCTGCGTGTCCAGTTGGTCAGCCGCGGCCTCTTGCGCCTTGGCGTTGAACTGCGCCGCGGCGTTGGCGCTCTTGCCGCCCGCCACTTGCGACACGCCCTGCATGACCGTTCCGCCGATCATCGCCATAGAAATCGGATCGAAGCCCATCGCTCACACCTCAAATTGCGGGAAAATGGCCGTGATCGTGGCCGGCCACGGGTCGGCGGTTAGATACTCGAGCTGGCCCGCGTCGTGCGATCCGGGCGGCGTGATGTTGACAAGATCAGACACGAGCTCGGGCGCCGCATCGAGGGGCGCGCTGCCAAGCGTGAACACCCGCTGATCGCGGCCGTTGATCCGCACCACGCCGCCGCACGTGTTGCGGAAGGCAATCGCAAGGTCGGTGATCCGCTTGCGGCGCGAGGCTTGGAAGTCATCGAGCCCGCCGAGGTCGAAAGGCAGGGTCTTATACCGGCTTTCGTAGGGAAGCCCGATCACGACTTTCCGGCCCGGAAACCGGAGCGTGACCGCGCCGCCTTCGACGGTCATTTCCGGGTGCGCCTTGCCGTCCACCAGTGCGCGCACCGTGCGCCCCTCGAGGTGATCGAGGCCGGTAAACGTGCTGGCGGGCTCGGCCAGATCGTAGCGCCGGCAGGCGTCGAGGTAGGTCGCAAGCGCGCGGTCCTGCCCGCGCTCGCCCCGGTAGCGGTCGGCCATGCGCTCGATCAGGAGCTCACCACCGCGGCGCACCGCGAGAAACAGCGTGTCCCGCTGGCCGTCATCGACCGGCAGGACACAGATGCTTTCGACCGGATCGCCTACGTCGTGGCGGTGCCAGGCAAGCACGTCCTGATCCGGCAGGTAGGTCAACGCGCCAAGGGTGCCGTCCTCGAGGAGCACCCAAAACAACGGCCAAGGGGTGCGCTGATAGGCGAACGCCTTGACGCCCTGCCCGAGAATGTGGCCCGCGAGAATGGACAGGTCGCGCGGCGCCCACGCCTCGCGCCGGAAATCGAACTGCATCGACACGAGCTTGGTGCGCGAGGCGTCCACGAACACCGTCACGCCGGCGACAACCTCGCCCCGGATCGGGGCCGAGCCCTCGTCGGTGGCGACTTGGGTAATCAGGTTGTTGACGCGCACAATGTCGCCGTTCTCGTCGGGCCGCGCGACCCATTCCGGCCCCTCGGTGCCAATCCCCATGAACGTCCCCGACGCGAGCCACTGGATCGCCTCGGTGCGCTGATCGAACAGGCCGCGCGTCAACGCGCTATCGTCGTCGGTGCCAGGCTCGAAATCGTTGAAGCCTTCGACGGCGCTTTTCCAGAGCTTGAACGGCTCGCTTGCGGTGTTGGCCGCCCACAGCGCGGACGAGTAAAGCGTGCCGCACGCGGGATAGCCGCGCACGCCGGACCACGCGCCTTCCTGCCAGCGCCACGTGCCGCCGGCGACGGAGCCCGGCAGGCGCGAGACGACAATCCCCTCGGCCGTCTGCGCGTCGGTGACGGCCGTGATCCGAACAAGCCCGTAGCCCGAGTGCAGATAGGTCCACTCGACGGCGTTGGTTTCGGTGCTGTCGAGTTGCGCGCCGCGATCGTGGCCCGGCGGGTTGTCCGAGGTTTCGCCGGCGCGCGTGCAGATATAGACGCGGCCGTTGTAGCGCACCACGTCATCGGTCGAGACGTTGACGCGGTTTTCCCACTTGGGCGTTTCGCTGAAATCCCGCTCCTCGAGGCGCCAGACGGAACCGACGTGGCCGGCCTCGAAAGCCGTGAAGGTCGCCGACATGGTGACGGGCACGCCCTCCTCGTAGTCGGTGGCGCTCGCGTTGTAGATCGTGACCGTCGCGTTGCGCGCATCGGTCACGCTATCCACGCGCACGCGCCGATCGACGCGCGAGACAAAGCGGAAGCTGGCCGCCTGCACGCCGGCGAACACCGTGGCCGGTTGGGTGCCCGACGTGTGCACCGGCGCCTCGCGCCCGGCCGAGCCTTCGACGGTAATCTCGTAGAGGTTCACGCCCCACCGGCGGAAATCGCCAACGTCGAGTTGCTCGTTTGCCTCCCATAGCTTTGCGCCGGCGGCGCTGGCGCCGAGGATCGAGCCCACTTGCGCGCGCGTGAATACCCCGCTGTCAGCACTCAGGTTCGCCGTGACCGAGCCCGCGACGGAATCGGCCGAAAGGACAGTGATCGAGCGCGTTTCATCGAAATTCGGATCGAGGAACGGGCCGTTTTCAATCTCGCTGTTGACGAGCCGGAAGGTAACGGCGCCGCTGTCCTCGACGCGGCGGAGCTCCTTGATCGGCTGGCCCGAGAAAACCCATTGCACATCATTCGACTGCGCGAATTGCAGCGCGTCGATCGTCTCGGCCGAGTAGGGGGTTTCCACGTCCTGCGGCGAGGCGAGGAACGGCGCGTTCGCGTCGCGGAGCCGCACGTTGCCGTCGGAGTATTCCGCGAGATATGCCTCGCGCGCGGAGCGCACGAAGCCCGCAAGCCGCACCTTGTCGTTGTCGGCCGCCTTGGCGACGAACTGCGTGCCAGGACGCCGCTCGACGCCGCCCTTGGCGCGGACGATGAAGTTGTGACAGGTCGCCGCGCCGCCGCGCACGGGCACAAGGTCGGACGAATACCAAAGATCGGGGTCAATCTCGCCGCCGGCGAGACTGCGCTTGGCTGCGGGAATACGGGTCACTTGGGCCTCCGGGCCTCGAGCCACGACGAGCTTGCGTGCTCGCCCTGCTCGGGCGGGCTGGCCTCCATCGCATCATGCAACCGCGCGTCGCGCAGAAGGTCGCGGCGGAACTGAAAGAGCTCACGCCGGCTTTTCTGCGCGTCCGGGGTCGCAAGGCGGTTCATGGTGTTGAGCGCGAGCTCGATCGCGAGGAGCTCGGAAAAGATCGGATCGAACGTCTCGGGGTTGTCCTGCCGGATCAGGTAGGACACCGGCACCGGCGGCTCGCACGCGACGTAGAGCTCGCCGCCGACGACTTGCCACTTCACGCCCTTGCGGCCGAGCCGCCAGACGCGCAGGCAATCGCCAAGCACGCCGCCCGAGGGCAGCGTGCAGGCGTGGGTATAACCGAACTGCGCCGGCTCGAGCGCCTTGCCCGGTAGTGAGGCGTAGCGCATGGCGAAATTCCACGGGTAGGTGCGGAGTAGCTTGTCGCGCGTCGCCGCGAAGCGATCGCGCAGCACCACCGCCTCGATCCGGCCCGCGTCCTCGAGCGTCGCGATCGGATCGCGGCCGAGGTGCACGAGCGCGGCCGAGACGATGCTAACGTCCGAGGTGGTCGCCATGCGCTACGCTCCTCAGTCTACGATGTAGACAAGATCGACCGCCACCTCGCCGCCGGTGCCGCCCGCGGTGGTCAGGGTCAGGATGACCGACAGTTGCTCGCCGGGGTCGCGATCGAGGCCGATCAGTTGCCAGAGCGGCAGGCCGATCTTATCGACGCCCATCGCCGACGCGGCGTCCTTCGAGCTCGCGCTCGTGGTCGCGCCGCTCGCGATCAGCGCGGCGTCGGCGCCGTCGGCCTCGTGCTCGATGCCGAGCTTGATCGCCGAGCCGGCGCCGAGGTTCGGGTGGTAGAGCTTGGACAGCCGCGAGACGCGCGCGTGCGACGGCAGGCGGGCAACCTCGTAGGTGGTGCCGTCGCCGTCGGCCGCGTCAACGATCGCCTTGTGCAGCGAGGTCCGCATACGGCCGTGATCGAGGCGCACGTCGGCCGGGATCGGGCGGGCGCTGGTGAGGTCGGGCAGGGTGGGGGCTTTCTTGTCAGCCATGATCGAAATTCCTTGTCCAGAAGGGGAAAGAGCCCGGCGCTAGCGCGCCGAGCTCGAGGCGGGCTTACGCGGCCGGGACCGCGTTTTCGCTCACGACGATCTTGTGCACCCGGCCCTCCTCGGCGCGGATCGCGCCATAGCGGGCCTCGCAGAAGATCTGCGTGGTGTAATTCTTGTCCGACCGCTCGCCGATCTTCACCTTGGGATCGAGCCAGGGCTGAACGACGAGGCCCGAGGGCACCCACACCGGGAGCTCGACCACGCCGGGCGCCGGCTTGTTGAGCCGGTTGGACACGAACACGTGGAAGCCGAGGAACTGCGTGACGCGGCCCTTTTCCATGACGCCGCCGAGCTTCTCGAAATCGCGGTTTTTCACTTCCGAGAGGTTCCGCAACAGGCGGTGCTGGCGCGGCGAAATCGCCATCCACGGGGTTTCTTCGTCGAGGTCCACCTCGTCTTTCTCGAACGCCTCATAGGACTGATCCATGAGGTCGCGCGTGATGCCGTCGGTGCCGTCGCCGAACACGTGCGCCGGCTTGAACGACAACACCTTGTCCTGCTCCTTGCCGCCGGTCACGTCGCGGAAGAACGCCGGCACGATGATCTTGCCGTCAAGCGCGCGGTTCTGCGCGGCCAGGATGGATTGCGTCAGTTGGTTCGACGGGTCGGCCAGCATCGACAGCTTGTCGGTGGTGGTGACGGGCACCGTGACGCGGATCGGCGTGGGATAGGCCCACCGCGGCATCATCTGCGCGTGGGTCCATTTGGTGTCGGACATGTCGGCGCCGCCGACTTCCGCCTCGAAGGGCATCACGTGATCCACGATCTGCGCGCCTTCCGCCTTGACCGGCGTGGCCCACGACACCTTGTCGCGGAACTTCGATGTTTTCTGTTGGAGTGCGAGCTCGTAACCGACTTTGAAATCGTCGGCGTAGCCCTCGAACATAGTGCTATTGTCGGACATTCGGTGTCTCCCTATTGCCCGGACCAAAACCAAAGGGTGAGGCGACAGGGGCGGCCAGCCGAAGCTAGACCCTATCTTCGCGATCAGGCTCGCGCCGCCGTGGGTCTATTCCCACCGTTACCGGGCCGGGCAATTCCGGGCCGCCGGTGCTGCGATATTCACTCCGATTTGTAGTAAAATACAACCCCCTACGCACAACGAAAAACGCCCCGGCCTGTTGACCGGGGCGTATCTCGCTGTCATGGGCGCCACTTAGATCAGGCGGGCACCGATCGCCTCGAGGAAAGCAACGCGCACGCGGCTATCGGTCAGGAGCCCCGCCACGCTCGCAAGCAAGGCAGGATCGCCCTCGCGGCGCATCGCAGAAATCACGCGGCCGGCAAGCGCCTCTACACGCGGAACGATACTCGCCCCCGGTATCCCATTCGCTTGAATTGCATCGGCACATACGTCCTCGATCGTCTCGGCAGTGTCGTCTGCTCGTGTCATGCGTCCCCTCAGTCTCGGCAGTTTCTAGCTTGTAGCGGTGTAACCAATGGCGCGCAACCAAAAGCTGACGCTAGTTGGTCACGTTTCCCTCATTCAGCGCCGCGCCTGGCTGCCTCGGCCGGCTGCCGCCATGAGCTCCCGGTAACGCTCAAACGTGCTCGCGTGCTCGGGGTGGTCGCGATCGAGCAACGCCTTGGAGTGCTTCTCCGAATAAGCTTTGAACTCGCGTTCGGCCTGCTCGCGCGTCATCTGACCGCCGCCCTTGCCACCGCCGAGGAGCGTATCGTTGCCGCGGAACTGCGCGACCTCGTGCAAGAGCTTGGTGAGCTCGGTGGAGCCGATCAGGCCGCCCGAGCGCATCGTCTCGATCTTGTTCTCGTCAAGCCCGCTTTCCTTCGCGACCTCGAGTGCGGCCGTGAGGTTGGTTTCGTAGGCGTCGCCCCACTCGCGCTTGAGCTCGGTTTGCATCCGCTCCTCGTCGGCCTGCGCCTCGGTCACGTGCGCCTGCACATCGCCGGCGAGCTCGCCCGCGTAAAGGTCAAGCATCCCCTGCACCTGCGCCGGGGTCATATTGAGCTCGTGCGCCTTCTCGAGCACCTTTGACTGGCGCTCGTCGCCCCAATTCACGAACGGCTTAACGCTGTCATCGAAGTCCGGCGCCTGCACGTCGTAGCCGGTGGCCTCCTCGGGGATGCCGAGGCGCTTATCGAGGCCCGTCTCGCGCAGCCATTCGCCGTGTTTTTCGGGATCCTCGGGCGGGCCGCTGATCCGGTCGCCGCGGATCATCTTCTCGGCCGAGCGCAGCGACTTGTAGAGATCCTTCGGCCCCTTGAAATTCTTCGCCTCGAGATACGCCTTGTCGTCCGCGTTGAGCTCGTCGCCGAACCACGCAAACGGATCATCGTCGCCGCCGCCGGCGGGCACGGTGTCGTTGCCACCGCCGGCCGGGGCCGTGTCGTTGCCGCCACCGGCGGGCACGGTGTCGTCACCGCCGCCGGCCGGGGCCGTGTCGTTGCCGCCGCCGGCGCCGCCATCCTCGGGCGCGAAGGCGATCCGCGCCATGAGGCGCGCGAGGAGCGAGGTTGTCGGGTTCATGTGTCAGACTCCGGGTCGTAATAGTTGGGAAGGTCGAGGCCGCCTTGCGCGCAAGCCACGACGAAAAGGCCCGCTTGCCGCTTGCCCTCGTTGATGTAGACGGCGCGATCGCCGCCCTTGCCGCCGGCCGGGATCGTGGTGTTGGCGAGGTGCCAGGCTTTCGCGATGAAAGCGCGCGTCGCTTGGTGCTGCACCAGCGCCGCAAGCTGGCGCCGCACTTCCTCGGCGGTCGCGTCGTCGCATTGCAGCGTGGCCTTGATAAGCGCGGCCGGGCCGAAACGGTTTTTCTCGCTCATGCGACACCCCACGGCAGGCGGACGCCCCCGTGAAGCACGGCACGGATGCCGGGCGCGCGGAACGTGCTGTCAATCACCGCCTCATAGGCGCGCTCGTAGCGCCGGAGCTCGCGCAGGACCGCGGTGTAGACGTGCGGGTTGGTGACTGCCTGATCCATCAGCCAACGCCCCCGTCACGCTCGACAGGCACCGTGCCGGCCGGGCCGGTGGAGTAGGTCACAGGCGGCTTGCCAAGGTCGGCCGTCGCCGCGGCAACGCCGAACATGCTCGCTTTCTGTAGCTCGGTCAGCGCGATCGACGCCTCGCGCGCGCCCCGGCCGCCCTCGTCGCGAATGGCCTCGAGCTCGGACGCCAGCGCCGCGGCCAGCGCCTTGAGGCGATCGACGCGGGGCAACGAGCTCGGGTTGAAACCCATACGCACGAGCTCGGCCGCGCTGTTGGTGATGTGGGTTTCCGCGCGACCAAGCGCGGCGGTGTGAATGGTGACGTGCATAACGTCCTCCTCTTGCGGGTTACTCTTGTGCCTGGCCGGCGGCGGCGCCGGCACGGGCGAGGCTTTCGACCGCGCGCGATCCACGCTCGGCCACGTCGAGCGCCTCGGCGCCCTGCTGCTGCTGCTGATCCGCTTGCATCAGCGCGGCGATCTCCTCCTCGGTGTTGAGAATGTCGTCGGGCGCCGCGAGGCCGTCGTGCACGCGCTTGGCCGCCCGGCGGCCATTGATCGCGTGACGCGCGCTCGGATCGAGGGCGGCAATCTCGGCGATGCCGCGCACCGTCTGTAGCGTCGCTTGCGCGGCCTGCGCCTTGTGCGCCTTGGCGAGCGGCGACACGAACCGGACGCGAAGCGGCGCCTTTTGCGCCATAGGCGGCGGCGGCGGGATACGGCCGGCGCGCACGAGCTCGCGATAGCGCCCCTCGATGAACGGCGCGAAAAACTCGTTGATGACACGTGAAAGGTTTGGCCCCATCGACTGGTCGCGGCGCTCGTCATTCTTGAGGATTTCGACCACGCTCGGGGTAGGTGAGCCGACAAGCGATAACATCGCGTGATAGAAGGCGTCCTTAATCGCCTGCCGGCGCTGATCTTGCATTTCAAGCGTGATGCCGACGTTGCCGCCGGTGTTGATCGGCTGGACGAGCTGATTGCCGCGCTCGTCCAGTGCGCCGAAGTTGAGCGCGTTCGGGTCCATCGACAGGATGCCGGCGAGCTCGTCGGACGCCGCCATTGGCGGTTCCGCGATCTTCTGCGCCGCCCGGAGCCCGGTGCGCGACATTTCGTTGACCATCTGCGCGTCGGTCAGCGCGTAGATGCCGCGGCCGAGGCCGTAGGTTTCGCCCGATCCGACGCCCCACCGGCTGACGTAGTAGGGCATATCGCGATAGCCGCCCCACTTGAGCGGCCACGATCCATCCGCGAGCACATAGAGCGAGACGAACGAGTGCGCCGAGCTCACGCGGTTGGTGCCGTCGTGCGGGTAGACCGTGTGCAGGAGCTCGGTTTTCTCGTTCGGGTGCTGCTCGAGGCGCTTGCGGAGCCGCTCGGGCAGCGCGTCGGCGCCAAAGAGCTCGGCCACGTTCCAGAGGGGTTCGGCATACCACCGATCGAAGTGCGACACCTCGCCGAACGGCCCAATGTCGAAAGCGCACTCACGCCACGGGATCGCCTTGGAATGGAAAAGCTGGCTGCCCGGCTGGCGGGCCGAGTAGAACACCCCGTCCCCAAGGCCGATTGAGTCGAGAATGACCTCGGGCGCGTCGTTGTAGAAGTTATCGCGGGCCGGATCGAGCGAGCGGAACACGATCCGCGACACCTCATTGATCCACGCCCGCGCCTCGGCGTCGTCCTTGCGCCATTCCTCTTCAAACTCGAGCGGCGCCCAAATGTTATCGGTCGCCGTGAGCATCGAGTAAATCGAGGCGCCCGCCTGATCGAGTGCCAGGACGGCCGTGCCGTCGTAGCGTTGCACGCCACGCGGCTTGCCTTCCGCCTCGTGCTGCCAGTCATCGCGCAAGGGCCGCATGAGCTCGGACACCTCTTGGCGCCGGGCGACGATCGGCTCGCGCAGCGTCTTGCGATACTGCGCCTTGGACACGGCTTTCCGCACGTCCGAGGGGATGAACTCATTCTGCATCGCCGGCCTCCATTCGATCGAGCCGCTCGACTTCCGCGATCGCGAGCGCGGCGGCCCGCACGAGGTCACGGCGCCGGTCCTTGGGCTTCCACCAGCCGCGCGCCCACGGCCAGAGCTCGGCCGCGTAAACCTGCGCCGAGCACGGCACGAACGGCTCGGCCACGTCGAGCGTGTTGAGAAGGTAGCAAGCCGCGGCGCCCGCGAGCTCGCCTTGCACGTGGGCGTCGTCGTGCGCCTCGGTCATGCCCTCGAGCGCCACTTGCCGCTCGCGCTCGAGGAGCACGTCAAACATGGCGTCGGTTACAGGACGGCCCATCAGGAGCCCCCGCCGATCGTCTTGCGGTAGGCCGCCGCGAGCCCGCCCGATCGCTTGGTGAGCGGCGTTGTCAGGATCGTGTCGGCCGTGTCGCGCCGCGCCGCCTGACGCCGCGCCTCGGCGTCGCCGGCCTTCCGCACGGCGTCGTCGTCCATCGTGGGCGCGGGCTTTTGCTCGTTCACGTTGATTTTCGGCTTGGAAAACAGACCGCCCATTTCAGAACCTCCAGAGCATGTGCGTATAGGGCAGGTCGCGCGGCCCAATCCGCCCGTAGTGAAAAGCCGCCTCGCCACCCATGCGCTTGAGGCGGCGCATCGGCGCGCGATAAGTGGTCAACACCGGCACTTGCGCGATACGGACGTTGTGCGCCTCGCCGAAACACGCCCGCCGGCGCGCGAGCTCGGCATAGACGGCCGGCATGGCGCGCGTGGCATTGGCCCGGCCGAATAGTGCCAGGCTCGCGACGTTCGGGATCGCCCCGCGGTAGGCCATGCCGACCGCGACGGCGCGCTCGGCGTTCTCGGCCGCGATAAAGCCCTCGAGGAACTGCCCGCGCGTCATCACCGCGCCGATGTGATCGAGGAGCCCTATCGGCCGCTCGAGCTCGGGGTGCAGGCCGAGGAGCTCGGCCTCGTCGTTCGGTGCCAGGTCGGTCAGGATCGCGCCGACAAGCCGGCGCTTGTTCGGCGTCCACGGCCACATGTCGAAAAAGGTCACGGCCGGGCGGGTCATAGCTGGCCCCCGATCGCCTTCATGCGCCGCCGGCCGGCCTCGAGGGCCGCGGCGTCGCCGTTGCGCTTGGCCTCGGCCAGCCAACCGCGCACCTCGGCCTCGCTGTCCATCGTCTCGGCCTTGTCCTCGAGCGTCACGCGCTCGCCGGCCCGGTGCTTTTCAACCAACGGGTTCACGCGCCCCTCCGATATGCCGCGAGAGGGTCGCCCGGACGGGAATTGCGGGCCGCCTGCGCGCGGGCGGCCGCCTCGCGCTTGCGGGCCGCGACGCGCGCGGCCTTGCCGGTCACAACGTCCTGCTCGCCGGTGTTCGCCGCGAAGTATTCCATCGCGTTACAGACGTGGGACGCGAAATTCTTGGTCGGCTTTTCCTTGTATTCCTCGCCGTTCGACGTGACGATTTTGACCTTCTCGTATTTGTAATCGCGCGCCATGCCCTTGATGAGCTCGGGGCACCCCTCGCGATCGACCTTGAAGGCCGGCCGGGTGCCAACGCGCCGCGTGAGCACGCTTTCGACCGAGCCCGTGCGGATAATCAGGTTGTTGCCGCACTTCGACGGCCGCACGTTGAGCCCGGTTTCGCGCGCGACGATCTTCGCCCAGCTTTCGAGCTCCTGCGCCTCGCCCTCGGCGGACGCCTCGCCGGCGTTGGCGGCCGTGGGGTCGATAAAGAGCTCGGTTGGCTTCACGTAGCCGTCAAAGCGCGGGTCATCGAGCGCCATCATCAAGGCCCGTGCGAACGCCTGCGGCCCCGCGCGGCGACTCGTCACCTCCTGCAACATCTGCATTTCACCGACGGCGTTGCGCTGGCCGATGACGGCCGCCGGCGTAAGCCCCGCGTCGGCCGCGACCACGATCGGCACGCCGCGCCACGGAATGAGCCGCGTCTCGGCCACGTGCTCCACGTCGGAAAAGTCCGAATAGACCGGCTTGCCGTCGCGCATGAAACCAACCTGGTTATCCACCATGCGCCGGATCCAGTCCGGGTCATCGTGGTTCGCCGCAATCTGGTCCTCGTAGTAGCCGGGCGGCAGGTTGTGCAGGTTCTCGGCGCCCGGCGCGCGCCCGCCAGGCTGGCGGAAAAACTCGACGTAAGGCCGGCCGTCGGCGTCGTGCCCCTTGGGCCGCGAGTAAATGAAATACTCGCTCGTCCAGTTGTAGGGGTCGGCCGCGTTCCAATCGGCGAACAGTTGACGATCAGGGGCACCGCCGGCCTCGGCGCGCGGGTAGCGGCCAAGCCGGCCGTAGAGCGCCTTCCGCATTTCCGCCGTGGCCGTGGTCGCCTCGGGCAACCAACCGTCGGTCGCGTGCAGACCCTTGGCCGCCTCGCCCGGCGTCTGATCGCCCACCGCCCGAAACCACACTTCGGCGTAAACGATCTTCTTCGTCTTTTCCCCGCTCGGCAGCGTGTGGATCGCCTCGAACCGAAACTTGTGCTCGGCCGGGTTATCAACGCCGCCGTTCCACGTGATGCCGAACGCCTTGTTTTGCTTCGGCACCCACTCGAGCCAATCGGGAATGACCTTGGCCCAAAGCTCGCGGTAGGTCCGCATCCAGACCACGCAACGGTAATACGCCTTACCGTCCCGCCCCGGCCGCTGGCTCGCCGCCTTCATCAAAATGCGGTTGATCGTGGCCGTCGTCTTACCGCCGCCCTGCGGCCCCATGATGCCGACGATCCGCGCCCTCGAGTGCATGAACGCCGACGCCACCGGACCCGGCTCGGTGAACCGGCGCGTGATGCTGTCATCCGCCAGCGCGCCAATCATTCCCCCGACCCCTGTTGGCCGTTATTCCCCTTCCCCCTCGAGGCCCTATAGCCCCCAAACATTCCAATTTTTGTCTCTGTCAGGGGAGACTGCATGTCACGCGCGGGGGTGGGGGGGGTCGCGCGCGCGCGCACCCCCGCCCCCTCGCGCCCGAGCGGGCGCGCGCGATCGTGCGCGATCGAGGCCGGGAGGAGGTGAGCCCCGACCGCGCGGGCCGGCGAGGTTCCCCCACCTTCCGACCGATCGAGCGTGTCGGCAGGTTGGACACCTGCCGACACGATGCCGAATTGCGTAATGATTTCATCCGCTTGCGTCATTCGTTCCGACCCTCGTTTTCCAACGTGGCCCGGTCGCTTTCGCTAAGTTGCTGATATTCCTCGGTTTCTTGAACGGGCCGGATCTCGAGCGTCTCAGCCGCTTCCGACCCGGTGCCGGCGTTGACGATTACCTGCATCATCGCCACGCCGCCGCCGTCGATCGCGGTCGGCATCTTCTGATGCACGTAGGGCGCCAACGCCGCCTGCGCTTGCATGATGATCCGCAGCGCCTCAACCAGCGTGCACCCGTCGGGGTTCTCCTTCGACGGCGAGCCGCCGAGCTCGCGTTGAAGCTCGAGCGGCGACGCCTGCGCTATCTCTGCCAGGCCGACGAGCGGCGAGCGATACCGGGTCAGCAGGAACTTGGACCAATCGTCCGTCGAGCGGTTCCGCGACCCCGGCGGCCGGCCCCGGCCGCGCGGCTTGGCCGGCTCCTCGAGGTCGCCCACACCATCGGGCTCGGGCACCTCGCCGCCGAACAGCGAGCCTTGCACCTCACCCGGACGACGCGGCCCCGCGCGCCACCCGTCGAGCTCGCGCACGGCAAGCTCGGCCCCGGTGACGAGGCCGGCAGGATCGCGCGGCGGGTTGTCGGAACGGTCAGGCAATATCGACCCGTTATTTTAATCGCTGGACGCGCGCCGAGCTCGAGCCCGCGCGCGATGTGCCCGACGCTATTCCACAACAACACGCCGCGGCAACTCCAAAAGGTAGTATCGCGGCGTGCGATCAACCTAAGTCCCTGACTTCCCTTCATAATCAGCCGACATGTGACGCGGCCGGTATCTCGTCACACTCGCGTCACAACGCTAAGCCCCTGAAAACCCTTAAGAATATATCTCTATGTGACAGTGTGACGATGTGACTAGGGGTTTTCGCGCATGTGTGTGTGCGTATGCGCCCGCGTGAACATATCCCGCGCGCGCGTCATGCACGCGCGAGGGCGCGCGCGAGCGTCACACCGTCACACCGTCACAAACCGCCGATTTATGCTTGAGTTTCAGCGCCTTAGCGTTGTGACGCGAGTGTGACGCCCCCGCGCCCCGTGTCACAAAATCGCCCCGCGGCCCCGCGGCTGCGCTGCCGACCTTCCTATCAGCCAGACGGGGTGCGGGGAAGGGGAGAAACGGGAAGCGATGGAGCTCGAGGCGCGAACCGGGAGACGCGGCGCGACGGGGTGCGGGGTGCGCGGCGCCCGTGCGGGCGCGGCCAACCTCCTGCGGAGATTGGCTAAACGGTGTCTCGCCTAGTCGGCGAGACGTTGCGCGGCCGCACGGCCGCGCTGTGCCCGCCGGCGACGTAGTAAAAACCTCGGATGGCGTACTCTACTACTTGACTCTGTAACCATTGGTCTCTAGGTGTTGCGTTGTCGGGACAGCGAACCCCCGGCGCCAACAGACCCGCAACGGAGTTTCCGCCATGAAGATCGAACGCACCGCCACGCCCTACCAAGCAAGCGCCGCATACTTCCCCATGAGCGGCTGCGTGCTCCGCACTAGCCGCGCCGGCGGCACCAAGCGCCGCGCGATCTTCTCGGTCGGCGTGATGCACACCACGATCAGCCGCGCCGAGGCCGCCACGTTCCTCCGCAAAGAGCGGGCGCTCGAGCAGCGCATGAAGCGCGCTCAGGAGGTCGACCGGAAAGCCGACGAGCTCGAGGCCGTGCAGACCGTCACCCGCAACGACACCGCCGGCCAACTGCGCGCGATCTGGGAGGTTCTCGCGATGGCCCGCGAAGATTGCATTTCCGAGGACGGCAACGGCCCGAACGACGAGATTTGGCAAGAGGTTTGCGACGCTATGGCGTGGATCGCCGAGGATCTCGGCGTGTCCGACGACGAGGCCGCCGCCTGATGCACCGTCAGAGCCGCCCCGCGCGGGCGGCTCCACCGTGCACCAGCACGACCGGGACCGCGAACCCCCGGACAACCAACCGCAACGGAGTATGAGACATGACCAAGCGCAGCCCCATCTACACCGCGACCGCAAAAGCATGGGCCGCCAAGCCGGGCGAGCCGGTTTCCGTCGGGCTCACCGACACCGCCAAGCTGATCCGCGGCGCCCTCAAGGCCAAGTTCCCGCGCACCAAGTTCAGCGTTCGCACGTCGCGCTTCTCGGGCGGCACGTCGATTGACATTAGCTGGACCGACGGCCCCACGGCCGAGCTCGTGGACAGCATCACCGGGCCGTTCCAGTCCGGCGGTTTTGACGGCATGATTGACATGGCGTTTTCGGTCGGCGGCTGGCTCTACCCCGACGGCACGGCCGCTTTCCGCGAGACGAGCGGCACCGAAGGCTCGGCCGGCATGGTCCCGGCCGCGGCCGGCGAGCCCGGCACCGACGGCGCGATCCCGGTTCGGTTCGGCGGAAAGTATGTCCACACGCGCCGCGAGACGACGCTCGCGCACATGCAACGCACCCTCACCAGCTACGCGGCACGCTGGCCCGGTTGCCCGCTGGCCGAGGCGATCAAGGCCGGCGAGGTCGGAGTCGAGCCCGGCCGCTATGGCGCGTGGGAATACACCGGCAACCCCGGCGCTATCCGCGGCGCCGTCGGCAAAGGCGGCCACTACGGCGGCGACGTTGCCCTCAGCCACCACGCCGCCCGCCGCATGACCGCAGCCTGACGCACCGTCCGAGCCGCCCCGCGCGGGCGGCTCCACCGTGCGCCAGCACGCCGGCACGCGAACCGCCGGACCCACCACCCGCAACGGAGTGTGAGACATGAAAACTTATCACCTGACGCAAGCATGGGCCGGCCCGCACGGCTGGCGCACCCGCCGCACCGCGCCGAACCGCAAGGGCGCCGAGCAGAACGCCGCCGACCTGTGCGACCGCGACGAATACGGCGCCAACGCCTACCGCCCCGAGGACGTGCGGATTGTCGAGGTCGAGGCCGAAACCGTCGCCGAGGCGATCGAGCTCGGAAACCGAGGATACTCCACCGAGCTCACGCCGGAAGGGCAGCAATTCGTGATCCCCGGTTGCGAGCACCGGCCCGCGCCAGGCTCCACCGCGCCCGCTCAACTCAGCCTGTTTTGAGCAGCTACCAATCTAGCAATCTATAAATCTAGGAATCTAGGAACCGAACCCATGACCTACACCAAGCGCGACGAGCTGAACGACAAGGTGTCCCGCCTCGAGGTGGTCGAGGATATTCTCGAGCACGAGACACACCCCGACGATCGGCGCCTCTACAACCTCGAGCGCGGCCGGCTCTTGAAGCAGATCAAGCACCTCAGACAAGACGTGCGCCTCGAGGAAGCCGCGCCGCAGATCCCGCAGAACATGCCGGCCCTCGATCGTATGCCGATCAACGCCGGCGAATATGAATACATGATCGCCAACCCGGCGCAGACCGTCGGCGTTTATGTCGGCCCGTGCCGGCTGACCATCACCGACGACGGCGCATTGTTCGTGATGACCGGCCCGAGCGGCAAGCATCACCTCGGCGTGCAGGCAACGCCCCTCGAGCGGCTCAACGCGCATTGGATGACGTTTCTCGCGCACCCCAAGAACCTCGGCGAAAAGGCCGTAGCGTAATGCGTGTGATCCGATTGATTTTTGAGCTTCTCGGAGACTTTGCCGGCGCGCTGTCTATCTTTGGCCTTCTATGGCTCGCACTTATGGGCGGGCACGCCTTTGGGATAGGTGGCTGATACAAACGCGCGCGGAACAAAGGAAAACCCGCATTTGCTGGACGTTTGTTGTAGTGCATAAGGGGGCGAAAAATCGAGGCGGGGCCTAAAGGTTTGCGAACCGGCCACCGCCTCTTTCCCCGCAAGGGAATGGAAGGACAGATAAAGGATGCTGGACGCGATGACCACAGAAGAAGCGGCCCGAGCGGAAAAACGCGAGCGCGTAGCAGCAATGTTTCTTAAAGCCCTCGGCCCCGGCTGGCGGATCGCTTTAGCTCACGCCCTCGAGCGTGACCGCGCTGCAATTAGACGCACATTCGCACCCCCCAAGGGACGCAACGACGCGCCGAGCGCCGAGCTCGAGAGCATTGCCGAATTTCTCACCGTGACACCCCGGAAATACTGGCCGAGCCGCTGGCATAACCTGCCGGCCGAGTGAGCTCGGCACGCGCCGCCAGCATCGCCGACACTCCACGCAACAACGCCTCGCGATCCGCGAGGCTTTCGCCGTCTCGGCCGAGCGCGATCGCGCCGCCGGCGACGGCCGCGGCCAACCACTCGAGCGCGGCCGCCTCGAGCTCGAGGGGCGCGAGCTCGAGCACCGGCCGGCCAGCGTGGTAGACCACGAACCGGCCGAGGCGCACGCCCCAATGCACGCGCTTATTCGTCGTTGTCATTGTAGCCTTTGCCGTTGACCGCCTCGGCCTCGCTCGGCACGTCGACGCACTCGCGGATCGGCACGAGGATCGGCTTGCAGGTCCGACTACCAATCCGCACCGTGCCGTCCGACTTGCGTGCGCCAGGCGCACGGCCGAGCGCCTGCGTGTAGGGGTTGTGCGCGCCCGGCACGCCCTCCCAATCCGACCCGCGAAACAGCTCGAGGATGCCGTCGCCGTCGGGCGCGAAGGCCACGAAAACACCTTCGGCCTCGTGATCGTTCGGCTGATCGAGCCACTCGGTTAGCTCGATCGGGGAAACCCGGTGCGGCTTGTAGAGGCGCAGCCGGTCGCCGTCGATCTTCTGGACCATCACCGACAAGCCGGCCCGCTCGAGATAGCGCACCGCATCAAGCGGCTTGATGGGGTTGTCCATTTCCCCGCCGTAGCGGCGCACGGCGCAGACCACGAGCTCGGCCGCGGTCAGCGTCTCGCCCCCGCGCATTGCCGGGATCGGCCGGCTCATGGCGTAGTTGACGCACCGCGAGGCGTTGGTGCCCTCGGCCTGCGTCTCGGCGAGCGTGGTCGGCTTCATGTCCCCGGCAATCGCCGTCATGCGTTCCTTATTGGGCACCACGTCGGACAGCACGAAATCGGCCGCGGCGAGGAGCGTGCCGAACTGGTCGGCCGCGCGCGCGCTGTGCCCGAGCTCCTGCAAGAACGTGTGCCAGGCTTCGAGGCGGGCCGGCCAGTCTTTCCACCGGCGCAGCACGTGGCGCAGGATCGCGCGGCCGATCTTCGCCATGTGCGCCTTGTCGATCTTGGGCTCGCGCGCCTCGGGCGGGAACGGCTCGAGGTTCAGCAGGGCGAGGCGGGACACGTCTTGCGGCATGAGCGGCGGGATCAGGATGGAGCCGAACAGCACCGGGCACATGGCCTTGAACTGTTTGCCGTCGTGATCGGCGCCACCCCGGAGCACCATGCCCCCGGAGTAGGCTTGCCGCGCGAGCTCGATCACCGCCTCGGTTTTCTGATTGCCGCGCTTGGCTTCAATCTCGTCAATCGCCACCGGCAGGCTGTCGTATTCGATCTTCTGATAAAGGCCGGCGGCCGTGGTGTTGGCGGTCAGGAGGATGGACTTGCCGAAAATCGCGTGGATAAGCCCGTCCTGGCCGACGAGCGAGGACTTGCCCGTGCCCTTGTCGCCCGTCACCCACGCGAGCGGGCGCACCTTGAGCGCGCCGGCCATGTAGCTCGAGACGATCCAGCCGAGGAGCAACCGCGCGTCAAATGGCCGTTGGAAATTCCACGTCTCGAGGAGTTTGAGGAGCTCGCGCGAGCCGTTGAACACGTCGGGCGCCTCGTCGTCCTCGAGGGGCGCCGTCGCGCGATCGGCCGCGGGATAGACATACTCGCCCACCACGCCCGGCCGTTCGGTCGAGCCGTCCGAGAAGTGCAGCCGGCCGCCCGAGTGCACCACGAGCCCGCGCTTTTCGTCGGCCCACGATCCTCGGCCGCGCACGTTCTGCTCGGGCCGCCAGAGCCCGCGCCTCGAGCACGAGCGCATGAGCGCCTCTTGCGCCTTGGTGCCGTCCCATCCCGTGATGATGTAGAGGTCATCTTTCACCTTCTTCATCGTCGGCCACGTCTCGTAGAGCCAAGACGTTTCGTCGCCGAACAGGTGCAGGATCATCGTGCGGTTAAGGTCTTTAGCGCCGAGCTCGCGAAGCTGGCTGTGCGCGTCGAGGAAAAACACCCGGTTCCCGAGCGTGCCGAGCGGCCGCACCGGCGCCTCGGGCGGCAAGCCCTTCACCTTGGGTAGCTGCGTGCTCACAAGATTTCCGTCGCCGTCGGCCCGGAAGCTCGGCCCGTTCTGGACCACCGGCCCGCCGCCGTTCACTTGGTCATCGAGCGCGTCGGCGACGTGCCGAAAAGTATCATCGTCATTCACGGCGGATGCCCCTTAGAAAATCGTTCCAGTCGGCGAACTCGGCCGGCGGGTGCGCCGTCCGCACCACATGCCCCTTGTCCTCGAGCTCGGCGATCGCGCCAGGCACGCGCCGGCCGCCCGGCGTCTCGCCGCCGTAGATCGCCACATGCGCCGGCGAGCCCACCGCATCGTTGTTGACCGCGAGCACGACATGGCACCACACCGGCAACAGCACTTGCCCGAAGTTGCCGACGAACCCCACGGCCGCGCAGCGCCACGCGGGCTTGACCATCGCGACCGATAGCCCCTCCTCGATGCCTTCGCCGAGGCAGACGAGCTCGCCCTCCTTAATATCTTTCCAGCGCGTGCCCGCCTCGCCGCGCGTCAACGGGATCACCGCGCCCGGCCAGCTTCCAAGGATTGAGCGCACCGGATCGACGCCGGCGGCTTTCGTCACGCGCCCGTCCTCGTGCACGTCAAGGAACGTGCGGTGAACCGCGATCATCTTGGGCTCGCCGAGCCGCCAGAGGCTCGACACCATCGCCGGGTAATGCCCCTGCCGCGCCTTGCAATACACGTCGGGGCGGTAGCGGAGCGCGCCGGGAAACGTGCCGAGCCGGGCAAGGTCGATGCCGCGCGAGCCCTCGAGGTAGGCCGCGGCCGGCGAGCCCTCGAGGGGCGCCGCGTTGTGCCAGATACCGCGCGCCGTGCGCGCCCGCTTGTGCGCCGCCGCGGCCGCGCGCTTTTCCTCCGCCGCGCGGCGCTCCTCGGATCGTTTGCGCGCGAGCTCGAGCTCGTCGCCGTGCATCTTCTCGATACCGAGGAAGGACCGGGACCACGCCACCGCATCGCGCATCGAGCCGTTGCAAATGAGCTCGGCCACCGCGAACAGCGGCGACTGACCTTTGCCGCCTTGCTCCCAATCCGTATAGGTGCCGCGGCGATGCCGGCCGCCCGATGCCAGGATGATTGACTTCGAGCCCTTGGACCCGGCCCGCCACTCGCGCCCGGCCTTGACGCCCTCGGGCAACAGGATCGGCGCGAGCTCCTCGATCCTGTCGGTCAGCATGTCGGAAATCTCGCGCGCCTCCTCGGCCCGTTCGCGCCTCCAATCCTCGGCCGTCTTGCGTGGCGCGTCACCCATCGACCACCCCCACTTGCGGCAGGCCGTAAAAGTCATTGGCCGACACCCAACCGCCGGTCACGTAATAGATCGCGCGCATCCTCGGCTCTTTGGGCGCGCGGCCGTGGCGATACTTCTGCACCGCCGGCACCGACACCGGGTCCGCGTCTGGATCCTCGTTTGCCCGGATCCAATCGGTCATGCGCTCGGCAATCTCGCGATCGGTCAGGCTGTGGTGCGCCGCCCAATCATCCAGTTTCATTTTTGCACCGCCCTTACTCCAAAATGTAGTAAAGGTGTAGTATCATCAGAGAGGACGTTGCAAGGGTGCGATGTTGTCACTTACTCCAATTCGTAGTAATCTCCTAACCGACGAAACAGAGAGATAAAAAATGACCGCGACGAGCCCTTTACGGTTGCGCCGAATAACAAGCGGATTGACGCAAGCCGAGCTCGCACAACGCGCGCAAGTCAGCCAGCAATTGCTTTCCAAGATCGAACAGGGCGCGCGGACACTGCGCCCCGACATGGCCCAAACACTTGCCAAGGCGCTCGGGTGCCGGCCGGCCGAGCTCCTGCCCGCGCTGGCGATGACACCGCAGCCAGAAACAGAGAACACCCGCGAGCTCGAGCTCCTCGAGCTATTCAGACGAAACGACGAGCGCGGAAAGGAGACGGCCCTCGCCGTTCTGCGCCTCAACGCCGACCCTGCGTGACCGCGAACCCACGCACCGGCCCACCCCGCAAGAGGAACGACACATGACCACCAGCCTAGAACGCCGCGCCAAGGCAACCCCGCGCGTCAGCATCAAGGCCGGCCGCGCCTACTGGCAGCCGTCGAAGGCCATGCGCGCGCGCGGCTTCACCGGCGAAAGCCTCGGCCGCTTGACCGTCGAGGCCATGAACCGCGCCGACGAGCTCAACGAGTCGGCCGACAAGGTGCTCGCCGATGATGAAGCCACGGCCAGCGAGCCAGACACGATCAACAGCGCGTGCCAGGCTTACGAGAAAAGCCCGGACTTCCTGTCGTGCGCGGCCAGCACACGCGACGAGCGCCGCAAGCACTTGGCCCGCGCGCGCGCCGCGCTCGGCACCAAGCGCACCGCGCAGTTGACCACCAAGCGCGTGCGCGAATGGCACGACGAGCTCGGCGGCGGCCGCTCCGCGTATAACCACGTGATGACGCTGAAAACCGCGCTCGCGTGGGCGGTCGAGAACGGCAAGGCGCAGAAGAACGCGGCGGCCGGCACCAAGCTCGAGCGCCCGGAGAGCGCGAAGCGGATCGCACGTCGGGCCGAACTGTGGGCGATCGTCCGCGCGGCCGAGCGCCTCGGCCGGCCGAGCGTCGGCGTAGCCGCGATCCTCTTGGCCGTGACCATGCAGCGCCCCGCCGACGTGCGCGCGCTTACCACGTTCAACGTGCGGGACGGCGCCGTGCGCCTGATCCAGCGCAAGACCGGCGCCGACGTGTCGTTTAACCTGCACCCCGACGCGCGCGCCATGCTCGAGGCGGTGCCGGCTGGCCCGCTTGTGCGCGACGAGGACACCGGGCTTGCCTACACCGAGCGCCAGCTACAGCGCGCGTGGGCCGAGGTGCGGCTCGAGGCGGCCCGCGCCGAGCCCTCGATCGTCGGCGCCGCGTCAGCGGCCGAGCTCGAGGCGAGCTATCACGCCGGCCCGTTGTGCATGAGGCACTTCCGCGCGACCGGCATGGTATGGGCGGCCGAGGGCGGCGCCAGCGTGCCGCAGATCGTCGCCGCAAGCGGCCATGACCTGAGCTCGGGCATGAAAATCCTCAAGCACTACATCGTGCCGACTAAGCCGCTCGCCGACCAAGCGATTGCCCGCCTCACGCTGCACGACGCGCAGCCCGACGGCGATACGGTGCTCGAGTTTGCCGCCTGACCTTGAGCCCACCCCGCGCTCGATCAGAGCCCCGCCCCGGCGGGGCTTTTTTTATACTATTACACCTTGCTACTTTGCTAGCACGCTATCATGGTAGCGTTGCGCCACGCGAACCGGCGCAACGCAAGGAGACGCTTCACATGATAACCCCGGACGAAACCGCCCGGCGTGCCAAGTCCGCCAGCGACGACGCGCTCGCGGCTATCGACGCCGCCCGCGCCAGGCTCACAACATGCCGCCACAGTCTCGACGGTAATGGCGTGACTGCCAACCCGTGGGGCACGCGCGAGGCAGTGATCGCCGCACGCCGCGAGCTCGACCACGCCTTGACCGTGCTTGAGACGGGCGCAGACTGGACAGCTTACAAGGAGCTCGGGAAATGATCGTCTCCCTTATCAGCCAGAAAGGGGGCGTGGGGAAATCCACGATCGCCCGCTTGCTCGGCGTGGAAATGGCCCGCGCGGGCTGGCGCGTGCTGATCGCCGACCTCGACGCCAACCAAGGCACCGCGACCGCATGGAAGGTCAGACGCGATCGCGAGGAACTCGAGCCCGACGTTGACGTGATGAAGCTCCGCAGCGTCGAGCGCGCCGTGAAGGAAGCCGCGCGCTATGACCTCGCCATACTGGACGGCCCGGCCCATGCCGGCCGCTCGGCCGTGACAATGGCCCGCGCGTCCGAGCTCGTGCTCTTGCCGGCCAGCTACTCGCTCGATGACCTGGAGCCGCAAGTGCGCGTGGCCTACGAGCTCGAGGCCGCTGGCGTTGCACCGGCAAGGATCCGGTTTGCACTCGGCCGCGTGCGCGGCTCGGCCGCGGCAGGGCGCGGGGTGCGGGACTACCTGCGCCGTGCCGCGCTGACCGCCCTCGATGCCGAGCTCCGCGAGCTACAGACGATCCAAGACGCGCACATGATCGGCCGGTGCGCGTCCGAAACCTCTCACCCGCACGTCAACGACGAAGCGCAGGAGCTCGCCCGCGAGATTGCCGCCGCGCTCCTCGAGGAACAGAAGGACTGACCGCATGACAAAGAAACGTGAAGCCGTTGTGCCGCCGCCGCGCGATCCCAAGCCCGCCGTGCCGGCGACAAGCGCCGTCACAGAAGGCGAACGCACGCCGCTAAACCTGCGCGTGACAACCGATCGGGTGATCTACCTTCGGAAGCTCGCGGCCACGACTGGCCGGAAACAATACGAGCTCCTCGAGCGCGCGATCGACCTACTGCGCGAGGAAGCCGGCGAGGTTTGACCTTGTAACCAACGGCGCAGGTAGCTACATACGGAAGGCGCTAAGGCGCACTACTGGTTGCAACTCCGGTGGTAAGGGGGGGACGCTTCACCGTCTCCCCCTTTTCCGTTGCCGCTACAGGCCCCCGGCCTCGTGTAAATCGCGGACCTCAAGCGCAAGGTGCCCCTTCCATACCGACGCGATCGCCGGCTCGGTCGCGCCTTCAGGGAAGAACTCGTAGAGATACAACCCGTCATCGTCGCGCTCGCGCCACGTGCCGAGCACAACGCCATCGTCTGTCACTACGTCCCCCGTGCTCGTGAGGTTGACCGGAAACGTGAAGTCGTCCGCGAGCGCCTGCAATTCCTCGTTGCTCCTCATTGCCGATGCCTCTCTAGCCAATCCTCTAGGTCTATCTGAACGCCACCGAACATGGCCCGCGAAAGCTCGTCGTGCTCCTGCGTGCCGCCCCTGATCCGCACGCCGTCGATCAACACTGTCTCGCCCCGGCCGACCTGTGATCGGACAAACTCGGAGAGACCGGCCACGCCGCCCGCCTGCCCCTTGGCAGGCGAGGCGGGCGGCGGGGTCGGGGGTGCCGCCTCGCGCGCGCGCGTATGTATTTCTATTTCTTTATAGGGGACCGGGTTTTCCGGCCCACCCCGACCGGGTTTTCCGGTCCGATGACCGGGTTTTCCGGCCTTCGGTTTTTCCTCCGATGACCGGGTTTTCCGGCCTTCGGTTTTCGCGGGCTCGGCCGAGCTCGTCGGCCACTGCACAACAACGCCCTTGCCGTAGGCTTTCCCTGTATCTGGATCCCGAACGTATTGCGTCTCGAGGGCGCCGGCGGCGCGTAGGTCGCGAGCGATCCGTTGCCATTTATCTCGGCCGAACCCGAACCGTTCGCGGATGGTAGAGACGCGGATCGTGAACCCGTCGGGCAATGATGCCAGGTAGACGAGCACGCCGAGCGCGTCGGCCGGGAGCTCGCCTTGCGCCACGACATTCGGGACCATGACGAAGTTTGGCCCCGTAAAATTGGTGTGTATCTGGTAGTCCATACTGCTGGCCTCCTGTATAAGACCAGCCCTCGAGGGTTGCCCGCGTGTTCCCCGCGGCGTATATAGACCCCAAGGGCCGGTATGTTTGGCGACTATTGGTCTACCTTGGAAACCCCGCGGCGCGCAAGCGTTGCGGGGTTTCCTCTTTCCCGCCCCCGCATCTTGTGCCCGACCACAAAAAAGCCCCGGCCGAGGCCGAGGCTAGTGCTCCTCGAGGAGCCAGGCAGTCAGCCGCTCGAGGGAACGCCGCACACCGAGAGGGCGGCGTTGTTGGCATAGATCGTTTCGGCCGTATCGCGATCGGCCGCGACAAGATCGGCCGCGATCGCGGGCGGTAGCATCACCGGCCGCACCGCATCGCAGAGAGGCGGGCGCTCACACGCCGCCAGAGCGGCCGTCAGAGCCGCCAGAAATAGCCCGCGCCAATTCATCGTCGGTCATCCCCTTGGATTGCGTGCGCGCTCTCAGGCGCCGCTCCACGGCTTCTTGCGCGCGTTTCGATTGGTTGGCCCGCTCGCGCTTCTTGCCGACGATGAAGCCGCCGATCGCCAGCAGGCCGGCGACGACAAGGCCGGTCAGCAGATCCCCGATCATGTCTTGCCCCCGGACAGCACGGCCCATTTGCGCCATGCCAGGCCGAGGAACACGACGCCGGCGGCGCCGGCCGCCTGCGCCATGCCGTCGAGCTCGAGGATCAGCCGGCCGGCCTCCGGGTCGAAGGTCGCGAAGCCGGCCGAGTCAGCGATCGAGCCGGCGACCGCGTAGAGCCCGATCCGGGCGACGAGTGCGATGTTGCCCTTCATGTCTTGATCTCCGCACCGAACGCGCGCACGAGCCAGCGCAGCCAGGACGGCACGAGCTTCGCGTGCTGGCGCTGCATTTCCTCCTCAACGGCGGTGAACGATCGCTTTACCGCGCGCTGTCGCTGCACCTCGATCCACCATGCGCCGGCGTCGAAGCCGGGGCATTGCGTAGCCGCGCCCGGCATGTCCTTGTGACCGCGCACGACCGGCCCCTTGGACGGGTCGATGCCGTCGCCGCCAGTCAGCGCGAGCATGGTGTCAATCCACTCGATCATCGCCTTTTTCTGAGCCGGCGTGCGCGTGTCGTATCCGTGGTTGAGGTCCGCGGTGGAAACGCCGCCCTCGTAGCAGTAGCCGAGCGCCTCGTCGTTCTCGCCCTTGGAGTGCGCGCCCTGCTCGAAACGGCCGGCCTCCGTCACCTTGCGGCCCTCTTGCCAGCCGCCCGTGCGCGGGCCGTAGGCGTGATACCCGATACCGTTGAAGCCACGCCGAACGTGCATGGCATCAATGTCGGCGAGCGAATAGCTGCGCTCGATCGGCGTCGCGCTGTAATGGATGGTCAGATACTTGACCGCGGAAAGCGGATGGTAAGTCATTTGTCTTGTTTCCCTTCAATTCGGTTTTCAATGCGAATGAGCACATCGCGCATTTGCTCGAGCGTGGTTTGAAGGAACCCGAATTTTTCCTCGGACTGCGCGGCCTTGACGTGGAGCGAAGCGAGCTCGGTGGTGTGAACCGCTTGCCCCTTTTCGAGAATGTCGGCGCGGCGCTCCATCTGCTCGAGCCGCCACGTGTTGCGCGCCTGCGTTTGCCGGTGCGCGAACCACGCCCCGGTTGCGGCCGCGATGACACCGAAAATCGCAAGGATCGAGCTCGCGTGTTTGAGAATAAAATCCATGATACCCCCTGCGGAGAGGCCGCCCCTCGAGAGGGACGGCCGAGGTATTCAGGCGATCAGTAGGACCACGCCCGGTTGATTTTCGTGGAGTCGTTCGACTGCGCGTTCAGGCCGGTAATCAGCGCGTTATCCGACTGGCGCCGATACGTGTTGTCGCGCGAATACACGAAGGCATTGCCGCCCGACATGGCCGCGGCGTCGACCATCGCTTGCAGCTCGGAGCCATAGTTTTCGGTGATGTAGCCGAATGCCGCATTGCCGAGCTCGACACCCATTGCCTCATCGGTGCCGTTGGACAGCCCCTGGAAGAAGCAGTTTTGCACGCGGAACACGCGCACCGTGCCGCCCATGCCGAGACGGACGCCACGCCATGCCCGGCCCTGTGCGTGCTGCCCGTAGAACTCGCCGTCAGTGATGAACACTTCGGCCGCGTTCTTGATGTCGATGCAGGCGACGCGCGCGTTGATGTGCGTGCCGCGCACGAAGTAGCCGAGGTTCGCGAAATCCCCATTGTCGCCGGTTTGCAGGATGCCGTAACCCACCGGGTTCATCAGGCAGTCCACGACGGTCATGCCCTCGGCGTCGTTGGGATACTCGATCCCGCGCTCGAGGTGCTTGAAGGTGCAGGCCGTGACCTTGACGTTGGTCGGCTCGCCGGAGCCGTCGATGTAGAGGCCCCGCGTGTTCGGATAGTAGTCGCCATCATGCTTCGGGCCGACGAAAATGCAGTTTTCGATGACCGAGTTGCAGCGATTCCGCACGCGCACGCAGCCGCTCGTGAAGCGGTCGTCGTCCTGGGTGTTGTCCCACGGGCCGACATGAATGCGCGACAGGTGCACGTTCGCGTGGTTCCGCGCGTTGCCGAGGCTTGCTGCGGTGGGGTTGCCGGCGTAGTCGATCGCGATGCCCCAATTCGCACGTGCGTTCTGCGTCATGATATCGACGTCAGAAATGCGAATGGTCTGGTCCTGGTAGGCGGGCGCGCTCGTCTGGAAGGTGAACGCGGCGGTGGCGCCGCTCGACAGAGCAACCTTGATCCGACCACCCTTCCAGTTAACGAACTTGTCGTTGTCCACGACGATCGGATTGGTGATGCGGAAGACGCTTTGCGGATCGTTCACGATCGCCTCGCCGCTTTCCAGTGCTTGCCGGATCGCCGAGCTGTCGTCACCGGAGCCGTTGCCGGCCGCGCCGAAATCCTTGAAACTCTTGGTCATAGGTAGTCTTTCCTTGGTAAGCGGGCCGGCTTACCCCCCGGCCCTTGGGGAGCCGGTTAGTAGGAGAAGGCTGCGAACACTTTGTTGTTCGCCTGCGTCTGGTTGCTGAGGCCCGTGCTGTCCTGCACGTTCGTCAGTTGCCCGCCGTTCTGATCTTTCCAGAAGTTGTCGCGGACGTAGATGCGCCGCCGGGTTGTGATCGCGGAAACCTCAACGCCGACGTAAAGCCGCCGGCCTTTGTTGTCGCAGATGTGCCCTTCCTCGGTCAGAGCGCCGAGGCGGATCGCGTAGGTTGCCGGATCAGGCGCGTTCTGACCGTTGAACTGATTACCCTCGATACGGAACTCCATGACCTTATCGGCCCCGGAGTGAACGCCGAGACGGATGCCGTCCCACGGGTTCGTCTCGCGAAGGTTGAGGTTGTAGAGCTCGTTATCGACGATGAAGATTTCAGCGCCGTTATGAATGTCGATGCACGCCGTCTCGGCGTTGATGTGACACCCGCGAATGAAAAACCCGAGGTTCTGATCGCCCGGCTCCTGACCGATGATCTTCACGCCCTGACGAACGGCGACAAGCTGGCAATCCACGAGTGAAATGCCTTCGCAATCGTCCTCGATCATCACGGCATATTCGACGTGCCGGACGTTGACTTGATCGAGCTTGAGGTTTGTCGGATCGCCCGAGCCGCTGAATGTGATCCCGCGCGTGCCGGTGGTCCAAATCTGGTCCCCGGTCGGCCCGCGATACATACCGCCCTCGATCATGCAGTGCGTGCGGTTATCGAGGTGAAGGCAGGACGCCGAGAAATATTGCGCCACGTTCCCCGCGTCCTCGCCGCCGATATACATGCCGCGACCGATCTGCACCGTGGGGTGACGCCGAGACTCGCCGTCGAGGTTCGTCGGCGCTGTCGCCATGTCGATACGAATGGCGGTGTCCGTCAGCGCGTTGGTGGTGAACACCTTGAGATTGTCGAGGCGCACCGTCTGCGCGGTATTGTGGTCGGGCACTCGGATAATCATGCCCGCGCCCGCGCTCGAGCGAGCAAAGAGGATCGTGCCGCCCTCGAGGTCCACGTCGGCGCCATTGTCCGCGACGACTTCATCGGTGCAGCGATAGACGCTCGTAAGCGCGTTGCGGAGCGTCATGCCGCTTTCGATCGCGTCACGCAGGGCAAGGCGATCGTCGCCGGTGTTGTTGCCGGCCGCGCCCCAGTGCTCGAAACACGCAGTCGGGCCGAGCGGCCGCCAGTGCGCGCCGTCGCCTGTCTGCAACGCGGTCTCGGCACTCGTGCTGCGCTCATACCAAAGCGCCTGGCTGTTGTGCCGCAGACCGATCACGTCGAACTCGGCCGGCACACTGGCGCCCTCGGCTTGTAGGCGCGTCATGTAGAACGGCGGCATCCCGGCGTCGCCCTTGTCGCCCTTCTCGCCTTTGAGGCTCGCGAGGAAATCGGCTTCGGTTCCGGTGTTGCCAGCCGCGAGCCACTCCTCGTAGGTGCTGAGGCCGGCGTCGCCCTTGTCGCCCTTCTCGCCCTCGAGGCTCGCGAG